TAACCTGTCACGGCGTTACCAATTTGTAGGTTAATATTGTTGATAGCCGAAGAAGCTGACCCACCGCTGATTATTACTCTGTAATTATCGTAAGCTGCGCTAAAGACATTTGGAACAACTACCGATGCAACCGCTGACCCGATTGTTTGGGCGGTTATCAGATTCATACCAAAGCCGTTTACCCACGCCGAGCCATTCCAAAACTGTAAAGAGTCGGTGTCCTCAAGGTGTGTGTACATTCCCTCGACAGGTGTAGGTATTGAAGATTCTCGTGTGGCTGTGCCACTGAAGCTCATAACAGTCTGATTCATCAGAAAATTGTTTACATCCGAAGCAGCTAATACTTCACCAGCGGTAAATACTTTTCTTGACATTCTTTTCCTTAGTTGTTTTTAGTAGTTTATCAGTTAGAAACTCAAGCGGTCTTGGTCAAGCTCGCCAAATACAGCGTCATCAAGCACGAATAAAGTAAAGTCCAAACGCTCAAGGGACAGGCTGACACGCTTTTCGTTATTTTGCCAATCATGGCTAATCCCAATAACTCGAACATACTGGTCAATAGCTGGTGGAATGTTCGATGGCGTAAACCGAACCTGCACAATATCGCCAATTTCTAGGTCTAACACCGCATTTTGCTGAGTTTCTGAAAGTACATCCAAAATTACCGAAAGGCTATCAAAGCGATACTGAGGCTCTTTGAACCTAGCTAATAATAAATCAGCTAAATACTGAAGGTCAACTAGAGAATTGGCAAGTATTCCTGTTTGGCTATAAGACCTTGCTCCATAAACTAATTGAGATTCTGCGTCTTCAGCAATAACCTCGTCTGGTATTGTCTGGTCATTAGAAATCACAATGCGGTTGTATAGTTGCTCTGACCCATAAACAACACCTAACTCAGCAAACGGCACAGTTGTAAAACCTGGTATTGAACCCTCGTCTGTAAAAATTACATCAATAATTCCTGGTGCGCTGTTTCTTTCTTTGAAAACAAACTTATTGTCTTTCGACACAAAGACTTCGCCAGCCTCGGTGGTTGCAATTAGTTGAAGATAGCTAATTGCCTGAGTGCCTTCAATTATGTCTGTGTCGGAAAGCTCAGTATTACCTGAATCAATTATTCTGGCATCGTCAGGCCAATCTACTTCTGGCAAGTCAAGTATTCGAGTAACTCTTGCCCCCGAAAGCTCGACAGGTGGAAAAACCTCTGGCAAGTTGTTTATTGTCAAGTTGCTGAGTGCATCAGAAGCTTGAAAGCTAACCACAGATTCATTACCAGGGTCATACGAAATGTCTAGGTCGTCAACATAGCCGTAAATAACTGGATAATCATTGCAACTTATTCTTATTTCTTTACCAGGAATTAGCTGACCAGCATAAGTACCAGCATCATAAAGAGGGTCAAATAGTCGGTCAGAGTTGTCTACTACGATTGAAAGCTGACCAGCGTCAATGCGGTCCAGCGCTTGAGATTTTCCTCTTGATGTAGAGGCCGATAGAAGTCTGTTGGTTATGTCGTAGAGCCTGTCACCGCTAAGCGTATACTCGGTGTTGTTAAGCCTGCCCTTGACAGCATCGTTTAGGCGAAAAGCCTTCAAATCTCTGTTGCCTAGATTCGCACCAATTTCAACTTTGACAACTGGCGCTGGCATTAGTTAGCGCCCTGCCAAACAGCACCAGAGGTGCGCTCATAAGCCTTGATAGCGTCTACGATTGCTTTACCGATTGTTGGACCAGAACCAACACCACCATTTACTTCAATTCGGTAGTTATTGACAATACTAGGGTTAGCAAAAGCTGACTGAGTTCCAACATTGGCAATGCCAGAAGCTATGCCACCAAACTCGCCATAAGCCTGATTTAGCTGATTGATAAATCCAGCACCGCCAGTAACCAAAGCAGACGCTAATTGACTACCACCCATAGGTCCTGCTGAAATAACCTGTTGTAGCAAGGTTGAGTTCAAGCCCAGACCAGCTAACTTAGTTATGTCGCTAGCAAAGCTTTTAGTTCTTGTAAGAAGTTTTTGAATGTTTCTTGTAATTGAGTTGACTGAATTACCAAGGTCGGGCAAGTTGAAGCTAGAAAGAATTGACTCTTTTATCTGACCGAATAATGACTTGACCGAATCTCTAAATGATTCATAGGCCCTTTTCCGCTTGTCAAGAATTGCTTGCTGTCTACGAGCCGCTTCTTCCGCAGCTCTTTGAGCAGCAGCCGCTGCTTCTTCAATAGCCCTTTGAGCGGCGGTTTGAGCTGTGCTTGCACCAGTAGATGCACTTGCTGTGCTTGAGGATGTGACAGTTGGTTTTGGCGGATTAGCAATCCTTGTAAGCTGACGCTCGATTGAGTCTGCTGAGCCAGCAAGCGACCTTGCATAGTTGTTTGCCAGAAATGTGTCCACTTAGCTCAAGCTCTCTTGCCTTGTCCCACTCAGCGATGTATTGCTTGACGGCAAGCTGGTTGGCATTGATTGTGTCTTTGAGGTCAATGCGCCTGCGGATTTCTCCAGCGGGGTCGAAAGCTAGGAAAGCTTCCATGTCAGTAAAGAACAGCCCAATGGACTCACCCATGACCTGAAAACCAATTATGGTATTTTCAATAATCATCAAGACATCGTGCAAAGCATCAGTAAGAATCCAAATGACACCTGTTATGCCTTCAAAGAAATCAGCTATTGAAAAATCTTTTCCAAAGATTGTTGTAAACAACGACTCAAACTGAATTGCTAGTGCTGCAACGCTTTCGCCAAATTCGGTAGTAGGGTCCATAGCTTCTTGGAAGAATCCAACAACACCTGTCAGAACCTCTGCTAAGAAACCAAAAGCAGACTCCATGCCTGGTGTAATGTCTTCAAGAAGTTCTCTGAAAAGAGTGTTTAGCTCAGCAACTGCTGGAATAACAGCAGCACCTAGAGTTGCTTGGAAGTTCTCAAAGGTAGCACCGAGTTTCTTTTGCTCGACATAGAGAGTTCCCTCTTGCTCGGCAAAAGTTCCTACTGCGTCAGCGGCTCTTTGGTATAAAAGCTCCAACCGAATTGTCTGCTCGGCGTTTCGTCTAGCTGCACCCTCAAGATTGTTTAGCCCTCTAGCGGCAAGCTCGGAGTTAATTTCGCTCTGCTTCATAGCGACACCGAACTTCTCAATCGGGTCGTATTCACCTCGGAATAGAGCAGTCATACCAAGCAAGGCTTCTTGGACATCGTAGCCATAGAGGGTGGAAAGGTCTTGAGCTAGGCTAATAAGCTTTTGTGTTTCTACGGCAACATCGCCCATAGCAAAACCAGATTGCTTTAGAACCGAACCGATAAATGTAGAAGCCTTGGCTGCCTTAGATTGGCTTAGACCCATCTCCACAGCATCTTTGCTGAATTGTTGCATCTGTGGGGCAAGACCACCGAAAACCTTTTCAACACCATACAGGTTTCGCTCTAGGTCACGAGCGGCGTCAATAGATTCTCGACCAAATTTTACAGCGTTAGCAACAGAAACATAACCAGCTAGAGCTGTACCAGCTTTGCCCAGGAGAGAGCCAAAGCCCTGGACTGTTCCACTAAAAGCCTTTAGTTCTCCAGTGGCTTTTTTGATGCCATCACCCTGAAAGGTGCTGACAATGTTTAAGAACATATTGCTCATTTGACTGTCCTATCAATGTTTGCTTTAACTATTCTGACAGTCTTTTCGATTGCTAGCTCAGCCTCACGCTGAATTTGCGGATAAGCCTTGTCAAATCCAGGATAAACATTTCGTGACTTTCCTCTCATGCTTGGTTTTGAGATTGCACCAAGACCACGAATAAAGTAGGCCACACCTTTCCATGTCGTTCTGTGTTGACGCATAATAACTGGTCCACCAAACAACCGAATTGGATAAGCCCTGGTTTTCTTTTCGCCGCGAAAGTTTCTAGCCAAATCTGTCATCACAGTTGCAGCCGACCTTACTTGCAACCGAGCAATGCCAGTGCCTTTCTTTTGAGCCTTTACATAGGCTTGAATCAAAACCGAATCAAAGGGGTATCTTTTTTTGTCACCCAGCGGGCCACCCGCAGAGCCGTAGTTGGTTCCCCAGCCTGTTCTACCACCATGCAACATCCCGTTGTACGGCTTTCTGATAGTTTGCCCATTTCTCGTAACTGTCCTTGTGGAGTTCGCAAAAGGGCCGTCTTTGCCAACTGTTTTTATTTCTTTTTTTACTGAATCTTGCGCTGGTTTTGCTATTCTTTTGTAGTCTTTTCTTAGCTGTAAAGACAGGCTTTTATCAATTTTGTTTAGTTCTCTGATTAGTAACTTATAGTCTGAGGACTTGACTTGTATCGTGCCTTGCCCACTTGTTGCAATTTTCAATGTCTTAGACCACCTATTCTTTATCTATTCTACCGAAGCAAAAAAAGAGAGGACACCCCGAAGGATGTCCTCTCAAGTGCGAGGTGCTTGGCGCTGTGTCTTATAGACCAGATACCTGCCTAATGTCCACAGCATCCGCTCGTCTAGCTCCATTAGCTCTCTGGGACTAATCCCAGTTTCGCAAGCTAGTGTTGCAATGTACCAATGAGCGGATGAATCACCAAGCCCGACTATTTTTTTTGTTCATCTGCTGGACTGACGGATTCGACAGTATCCACCCATTCATCAAATGACGCAGTAGTCGCTTTGGTCCTTGTTTCACTTGCCCAAGCTAGGAAAAGCAAGTGAGTAATCTTGATGTTTGATTCAAGACTGGCAATCGAGATGTCAAACTTTGTTTCCAGCTTTATCATGTCTGATGGGCTGCAAACAACTTGCTTGTACTCGTTTGGCTTATCGGTGAACTGTATTTGTAGGTTTAGTCTCATGCGATTAGCTTAGCAGGATTAGGCGGCTGGTGCAGTTCCTCTTACAACCTCGCCAGATACTGGCCAAGTTACAGATAGGGTAGCCAAGTCGCCAACAGCGCCAGCGAAAGGCTGGTACTGGGTTACCAGAGCGTCAAAGCGGTACTCAGGGTTTGTAGCAGTTACAGTTCCAGAAGTAGGTGCAATCTTGACTGCTACTGTCTGACCCATAAGTGGGAATAGTAGAGAGTCAACAGCGCCTGCTCCGAAGTCCTGGTGGAAGTCAAGAGATACAGATGCGTCTTTTAGACCACCAATTCTTGAGCGGTAGCTTGAACCGAATGATGTGGTTTCTACCTCATCAGTGGTAATGTCCAAAGTTACAGAAGCGATAGAGCTGCTTAGTACAGCAGTACCGATTGTGACCTTGTAGTCTTGTGCGTAAAATTTAGCCAATTTATTTCTCCTAGTTTGCTATGACTGTGACCGAAAAGTCAGCAGCCAGGTATGTTGTATCACTGATTGTCACTGAACCAACTGAGTTCATTGACACGACTCGGCAGTCGTAGGCATATCCACCAAGAGTCTTGTTTGATTCTATCGCATTTTTGACACTATTTGCTCCTGGCGTAATGTAGCCATCAAGCTTGCGCTGAGCTTCTCTTTCAGCAGACCTGCCAACAATGACAGTAATTGTGAAATTGTAGCTGGTCATTCCTTTTGCGTAGGCTTGGTCGTATGTAACCGAATCCAAGCTAACGACAGCGATAGGCGGGTTAGGTAGGTCAGGGATTTCTGCGGCAGTTCTAAGCCCTGAGATTGTGGCAAGGTTTGTAGCTAGGGCAGTCCTAATTTGACTGATGCTCATTAGCCGAAGTTTCTCATAATTCTAAATGGCATGGCTAGCTGTTCAACATCTGGGTCTAGGTAGCGACCAACGCGGATAGCTCCCATGTCACCGAATCCAGCAACACCGAGAGGCGAGTCAAGGCGCTTGTAAAGTCTTGAGGACTGAATGATTGTTGCCTGCTTGATAGCGATAGGAACCGAAGCCCAGCCCCAAACAGCAGTAATACGGCAAAGAGCTTGCTGGTCAACAACAGAGTAATACGGCAAAGAGCTTGCTGGTCAACAACAGGCCAAGTGTAAGTGTTGACAGCCCTAATGCCTGTGTATGGCATGTAAAGTCCGTCAGAGCGACTGTTTAGTGGCTCTAGCTGATAGTCGTTTGCATCCCAGATTGTGTAGGTGTCGCCAATCTCATCAGTAGAGGCTACTTGGCTAACCGAGATAGCGTCATCAATAATTAGATTGATGGCATCGGTGGCAGCGTAGTTTCTGACAGCAGTTCCAGCGTTGTAAAAAGTTCTAGCTGTGTATCCGTCAATCATACGAGAAGCAGACTCAATCGCTGTTTCTAAAAGAGTGTCATCAATGTTGTCAGTTATGCGAAGTGAGGCTTTGACCTCTGAAAGTGTGGCATAGCCATTTGTAATTGCCATAGTATTCTCTATTCTATCGGCTTGTTGGATACGCTCTAAAAGCCGAGTTCTTCTCTTACTTTAGCTATGTGAGCGAATCCTATTTGGTCATTTGAGGCTGGTCTGCCAACGCCACTCATTGTGACCCTGCCATAACCTAAGTCGTGGACAATTCTAACTGTTGAAGCGTGAAAAGGCTTAGCACCTGCGGCAACACACCGAATGTAAAGCTCCCAGTCATCGTAGATAGCGCCCTTGGTGTGTCCACCTGTACGCTCAAATAGCTCTCGCTTGATAGGTGCAGCACCAGGGCAGGTCATCTCGTAGGGTAGCCTCTCAGGTATCCAGCGACCTTCCATGATTGAGCCGTTGTGCTTTATTTGTAGCTTGTCAATGTAGATGTCACAGCCTTCTGCGTCTGCCTGCTCTATCTCGTCAAAAGCGCCAGGTAGGTAGTAATCGTCAACATTACAAACCGAAATCCAGTCGGTAGTCTGTTCTGACTGAATTGCAAGCATAAAGTCAGCAAACTCTCCTTCCATCTCGATTGTGCGTGTGACCGAATTATGGCTTTTAGGTATCAGCGATTGAACATAGTCTTTGTTCTGGCTGTCATGGCAGATAACGATTGCATCAGGTTGCCTGTTTAGGCTCTTGACACCTTCCCACCACTGAGGCATAAACTCGCTATAAGCGGTACCGAAAAGGCTTACGCCAACACCGATAGTTAGTCGAGAACTGTCTGCCAAAACAAATCCTTAGCGTTAGTCACTAGCTCAGAAAGCGTTGCTGGGTCACGCCAGTTAGGAACCGAAGTAATGCCAGCCAGTTCGTTGGTGTGTACCTCGCAGCCTGAAATCACAGCCTCAATAATTGCCCTTGGTTCTGCATCAAAGCCATTAGGTAGCAAAACAAAGTGCTTAGCTCTACTCATTGTTTCTAGCACCTCAGACCTTGGCCTATCGGTCATCATTACTAGCGGTATGCCTCGTTCGTCTGCCCAAGCTTGAGCTTCAACTGGACCCTTCTGTGGGTGCATCCTTGCAGCCCATAGAGCAAAGTTTTCTTTTGGCTTGACGCTCATCTCACTAGGGTCAAGCGATGACAGTATCCAAGCACTTTTACTAGGTGAGGTCCAAGTTAGCTCTAGCTCAAGGTGTCTTGGTGTTTGAGCAATAAAGACCTTGGCTGAATTGATTAGGAAAGCTCTTTCGGCGCTGTGGGTTTGTAGGTGGTGAATTGCAACCACAGGTTTCTTTTTAGCCAACTGATTCATAGCGTAAGGCGATAGTAGGTCTGTGCCAGTAATTATTATGTCGTCATATGACATCGCTTGTTCCCAGTTGCCAGGTGTAATTACATCTATCTTGACTGGTGGGTCTTTTAGAATTGTGTCATCGCTCATCTCAGCACCACCGATTAGCTTGCCGTCAATCGGTAGATGGTGCGAAATCCAAGCAATCACAAAAGCTTCCTAAGAACTGGCATCCAGCTTTCAGTCCAAACTTTCTCGACCTCAAACTGGCTAGCAAAGTCTATGGCTACCTGTGATGGACCACGCTCAGCTTTGTAAGATTCCTCTAGGGCGTTTACAAGGCTAGATACATTGGGTGTCATCCACCAAGCATCCTGACCAGCATCCCAAGTTAGCTGTCCCTCGGTTAGCCAAGAGTCTTCGCTTACTAGGTCAGGTGTTGCTGCCCAGTTAGAGCCAATTACTCTTGTGCCACAGGCTTGAGCCTCGACTGATGGAACCCCAAAGCCCTCACCCAAGCTAGGTGCAAGTAAGACATCCATCCTTGTATAAAGAGCAGCTAGGTCAGACTTAGCTAAACCGAATCGGTAGTCATGTGGGTTTGGAAAGATTACCTGTTCCTTTTTTACGCCTAATGAACCAAGGATGCTTAGTAGATTCCAGCCACCTGATTGACCGAATGAGTCAGTGTGTAGGTAAAGAACTGCGTCAGGCTTGTCTTTAGCAAAGATACTAAAAGCAAGAATTAGCTCACCATAGGCTTTGCGGTGTACTAGACCTGATGCCTTGTTAGCTGCAACAACACCGACAACAAAGGTTTCTGGCGTGATGCCCATGTAGTCATTGATTGGGTGATTGCCTATTTTGTAAGTTGGCTTGTAGGTCTTAGTGTCTATCGCGTGTGGCACATACTCACACTCAATCTCTTTAGCTTTTAGCTGCCTAACGCCGTGAGGCGACATTGCGATTGGAGTGACATTCTCTTTTCGTAGAAACTTCTCTACCCCTGGTGGCAAAGTCACATGGTCTAACGGAGTCCAAGCTGCGATTGGAAAGTCGTCATACTGTTTTGACTTCATCACCCAGACATCGTAAAGGCTGATGAAAAGATTTGGCTTCTTTTGTTCGCCGATAAATAGCTTGTGGTCTAGTGGTCCAGAGTCGTTTGAGTATTGGTCTAAACCTCTTGGGTAATGTGGCACTTTGCCATAAGGCGTTTGAATTGTGCTGGGGATTCCCTCAAGGCCATAGTTAGACAACATGGCAACATCAAGACCCGAACGCTTTAGTCGGTCAACAAGCATTGTTACTTGCTGTCCGTATCCAGTTGGTGCGTTGTAGCTATTGGACCAGACGCTTACAGCTCCAGTCAGTTTCTCTTTATTTGTAGGCATACAAAGATGATAGCAAAAAAAGACAGTGGGCCACAGTCCTACGCTCTGTGACCCACTGCCAGCTTTTTACTGGGGGCTAGATTTAGCTAGCTCCACCCTTGAAGTACCCGATGTGGGTAGCGTGGGTTAGTCCACCATCAAGACGGATTAGACCGCGGTATGTAACAGTGTCGGTGTTGAACGCGAAGTCGGTTGACTGGTCAACACGGATTCCACCTGCAACGCGAACCTTGAAGCTTGGTAGGTGACCGAATAGAACCGACTTGGTTCCAGTTCCTACTGCTGCAACATTTGGGTTCTCGAATACTGGGTAGCCAAGCAATGTTGCTGGCTGACCTGGTACTGCTGAGTTGGTCCAGATGTAGTTTCCTGCGCCATCCTTCAACTTACGAGCTGCTGCGATACCAGTCTTGCTCATCTGGAAACCTAGACCTGGAAGTACACGAGCGCCATCGGCGATTCCGTATACAAGGTCAATTAGGTTCTCGTATGAAGCAGCACCAGAAACGCCAGTTCCACCAGTTACAACCGAACCAGCAGCGTCAGCTAGCTTGGTGGTTAGAACTGAGTTAGCTTTTAGACCCAAAGAGGTTCCAAGCTGCTGTGCGATGTAGCTAGTGATGTCGAATCCAGCGTCTGATACAAGCTCAGATGCAACCTGTACTAGAGCGCCGTACTTCTCAGCACCAAGAGTGATGGATGAGAAAGTTGGGTTGGACTCAGAGATGGTTCCTGCTGCTGCAACAGAACCAGAGGTTGAAGTTGCGGTAACAGTTGGGATTACTAGGTTTTCTCCAGAGGTGGTGTTGAAGATTTCAGAAACAGTTAGCATTGGGCCAACTAGCTGTGCAATCTCGAATACCTGGTCATAGAAGGACTGACCAACAGTGTTAGCTGATGGAACTAGAGTACGAGCTTCACGAGCAAACTCGTGGCCACGCATTTCACCCATAGCGATTGAGCGAAGGATGTCAGCGTCAGAGTTCTTAGCCTCTGGAACTGATGGAACAAATGAAGCTGCTGCCTCAGATGCGCGAGCTTCGCGGTCTGCTAGCTTGCGAGCGGTTTCGATTGTTGCATCGGCCTGGTCAATGTCAGCCTCGATACGAGCAATCTTTTGGTTTTCTTCAGCGGATAGTCCACGCTTCTCAGCCTGTGCAAAGTCAAGAACTTCTCTTGCCTGTGCGATTAGGTTGTTGCGGGCATCCATCTGAGTCTTAATGAAATCAGACATGATTCTCCTGTAATTAGTTGATTATTGGGGTTCCTGCGGTGCTGACACTCAACAGATACAGCGGTGCTTACACTCAACTGATAATCACAAGTTTACAAGCAAAAGAAAACCCCAGCTCAGAAAGGGGGCTGAGCTGGGGGTAAAGAAACTCTATCGGGTTTCTTTGATATCCACAACTCTTGCTTCTTTGGCTGGAGTGTGGGAGTTTGTGTTGTCTAGTTCCCAAATAGCTTTGGCTAGGTCATCTGCCATGTCAGCAATTACGCCAACCGAAGGGTTGCCAGCAGCCTTTAGTAAAGCCTTTTTGATTTCGTCTTTGCTTGCCATTTTTATATCCTTTTTAGTAGAAGGTCAAACTGCTTTTTCTTTAGGTCTAGCAGGTCAAGGCCGTTTTCAATTACTTCTTCAACCTCTGGCTGAGCCTTTAGCTTGCTTACTACATTAGTGATTAGCTCGGCGCTCTTGTCGTCAAGTTCTTCACCAGACTCTAGCTTTAGTAGGGCATCTGCTAGCTCGTCAGCATTGATGCTTGGGGCTGACCGAACTGTTGCTGTTGTAGCCGAATATGCTGGAAAACTTACGATGCTTGTTTCAAAAAGTCTTACTGATTCCAAGGTTCTTGTCTGCCCATCTCTTGACCAGGAGTCTTTGATTACATTGAATCCAAAACTCATTGAATCTATAACCTTAGTGCGTAAAAGCTCGGCTATGTCCCTACCTCTAGTCGTGTTGGGAAGTTTAGCTGTAACTCTTAGGCCAATTTCGTCTTCGACAAGTTGCATAGTGCCACCTCGTAGAGAAGCTAGTGGCTCACCTGAGTCGTGGTTCCAAAGAAGCTTGACCTCGTTGCGAGATTGTAGCGAGCGCTTGAAAGCACCTGGGGCAACATACTCGACAAAGCCACCAAGGTCTTCTGATGGACTGTTGAAGACAGATGCGTAACCAGTAAAGGTCATGCCGTCACCCTCAGCCCTGACCTCAAAGTCAACGCTGTTGGTTCTTACTTCTGGCTCTTTGCTTTCAGGCTGTTGGCCATCAATCTTTAGCTGGATTGCTCTAGCTACATCGAGCCACTTGTTTTTCTTGTCCATACTGTTAGTTTCCTCTTGTCTAATCCTAGCAACAACCGAATCAGCGTAGGCTTTAGTCCTCTGTGCTGCTCTCTTGCTTGGACCAGAACCCCAAAGTAAATGTGCAACAACTCCTGCGGATGGATAGTTGTCGGATTCTGGGTTTGCGTTTGGTGAATCAAGGTCAACTAGGTGTCGAGCAATCCAAGCGGCAATTCTTATCCACTTGTCATCGCTCACGCGACCTTCTGCCATCTCTCTTGCTTCTCTAACTGTCTTAGGGGTTACGCCGTCACCAGCTAGACCTTCTTCGTAATACTCAAGTCCACGCCGAGCTGCTGCTCTCATGTAAGCAGGAGCTTCTTGATTGATGGCTCTTTCTTCATCGTTTGATTCCCAAGCGTTGCAGTAATAGCCAGCGTCAACAAAGTCATCCCAACGCTCACACCAGGCTTTGTCGCCCTCAGCGTTTACTCTTGACTCGTCAAAGAAGAAACAGTTGCCACAAGCCCTGCCCTCTGGAACATCCTCAGATAGAGCTGGTCTGTAATTGTCTGGAAGGTTGCTTTCTTCTTCAGCCTCAATCTCATCTTCTTCTTCGACTTCATAAGCAATCATCTTTGGAGTAGGTATCTTTTCCAACTGGAAAACATTTATGACCATCATCTTGTCGGTTGGTTCAAAGATGCCATCTTCGTAATCGAATAACCGAACCACAGCGAACTGACCCTCGACCATAACAATCTGAGCGGCTACTTTAGGGTCTAATGGCGACCAAGAAACATAGTCATCAATAGCTAGTGAACCGATTGCTGCTCTTTCGCCAACAAACTCAGTTTCTTCAGCGATGCTGATAGCTACTGCTTGGTCAATGGCTGATTCTTTTGTGTCGTGACAGGCAACTAACTCGCCGTCTTCTTTTTCAACAGCCCAGTTGGAACATTCTGCGTTTTTATCTGTGATGTAGTAAGGCATTAGACCTGCTTCAAATAACTAATAGTGTGTCCGTTTTTTGGAGAAACTGCATAGACTCTCTCAAGCGGATTCATGTCAAACTGAATAAATTGGCTTTTGTCTAGTTTCAAGCCGTCTGCAATAGTTACAGTTTCTCCGCCTAAAAAAACAGCGTCTGTGTTGTCGTTGTTGTGAACGATAAGGCGAAAGTTTGAGTTGAAAGTTCCGTCTATTAGTGATGCAACAGTTCCTACTGACATTTGACCTGAGCTAATAGTCATTATTAGACCTCGTAAACAGCTTCTGGGTCCTCTGGGTTTACCTGAGCAACACCTTGTAGCTGTACCGAAGGCAAGCCAGTGTGAGCAATCTCTGGCATACCAAGAGCCGCAAGAACTTCGCTTGGCGAGAATCCTGACTGAATAAGTTGTGCAACCATGTAGGTCTTTTTCTCGTCTGTGATTACCTGAGTGTCAGCCAAAGCGATGTTAGCTAGTGGAACTCGGTACTGGTCGCCATTGTCAACTGGTGGCATGTCTTCTAGTCTGCGGATGTCGTTGGTCGAGTAGAAACCAGCCTGAGCGCCAACTGAGTAGGACCGAATCCTAGCTTCTAGGTCTGCGCGTAGTAAGTCGTTGAACTGAAACTTGATAAAGGCATCGCCTGGTAGCAAGCGTGAGAAAGCAGCTTCTACCTTCTCTGCTAGTGGTCTTAGTGTCATAGAAACAAACTGAAGGTTGTTTTGTTCAACCGAAGCGTAGCTTGCTGTGCCAGGAACGCCTAGAAGGTGTAGTGGCACATTGAAAGCTCTTGCGATTTCTTCTACTGCAAACTTGCGTGACTCTAGTGCTTGTGATGCTTCTGGGTCAAGCTGTGTAGAAACAAACTTAGCTCCACCCGATAGAACACCTGTCTTGTGTGCGCGTCTTGTTCCGTTGCGGTGACGAGCATCGAATCCATCAGCAAGTTGTTTTGCTTGCTCTGAGGTTAGGTTGCCAGGAAACTCGATAACGCCAGCAGCAGAAGCGCCTGTACCAAAGAATCGTGCTGCGTAATCGGTTAGTGCGATGTTTAGGCCAAGTGACTGCTTTAGTGTTTCTACTCGGCTTAGACCTTTTAGTTCACCTGGAAGAATTAGGTCAACGATGTGAATAACCTCATCGCTTGTTAGAGGTTTGTTTTCGCCTTCATACTTGTAAATCTTGCGACCAACTTTGGAACGCTCGACCTCTACCTTTTCTGGGTTTAGGTTTACAAGGTTTACTACTTGACCCTGTGCATCGCGGAAAACGCGAGTGTAAGAATTGCCATGAACGAGCAAGCTTGAAAAGACCTGCTGAAAGAACGCTGCTCTCGTGCTTAGGTCAATGTCAGGCTGGTCTAACCAAACAGGTCTGGGGTTCAAGGGTCGGCGAATTGGACCGATTCTTAGATATGCCCCACATGGCAAAGTCGAGATGGTGTCAGAGATAAGACTTACTGCTGAAAAGAAAGCAACAATCTCGAAAGACTTTTTAGTTGTGACATTTACGCCAGCTTCGCTTTGTAAGCCCCAAGGCTCACCTGCACCCCAAACAGTTTGAAAGCTAACTGCTCGTTGCTCAAAAAGATTACCTAGCATTACTTACTTCTTTCAATGGCTATACCGAATACCAAAAGCCCAGCTCCTAGTAGAACTAAGCCTGCTGGTGGGTAAATAAAGGCTGCACCAACTGAAATTGTCAAGATGCCTGTCGCCTGAAGAATAGTCGCTATCATTACCAGCCTAATTGAAAAATTGCGGGGTTAGTTCGTCTTCTAGTTTACTGCTATTTATACACCTGTCTAAAGCAATTACAGCAGCGATGGCAGCGTCAATCTTTCTTGGGCTAGAAGCAGACTCTTTTGTGATTCTTCTTCCCTGCCTGTCGGATTTGACCACAGTGTTGTCTAAGTGCCTTGTAAGCACAGGATTGCCGTCATGTGTGATGGTTTGCTCGGTTACAGCGTCATAGAAGATTTGACAAGCGGGAACAATACGAGCGGCTGAGTAAGTTGGAAAGGCTACAACTGGAAAACCCATGTCTTCAAGCATTACCATCGTCTTTTGCCAGCGTGGTGGGTCAAAAACAAGTTCTCGGACATTTCTGTACTTAGTGCAGAACTGAATAATGACATCTTCGACTTCTAGGGTAGGAACACGCCAGCTAGCGTCATCCTCTGCGGTTTTTTCCCAAACAGCGATTGTAAAAATGTGTGGCTTGTCGTTTTCATGCCTTGGCAACCGAACACCGATAACAGCAGTCGAGTCATTGCTCCAGGAGCCGTCAAAACCGATAATAAACTCGTCTTCTTCGTTGTAATCGGCTTCTGTGGCTAGTTTTTCCCATGCACCAGACGGCAACCAGCTATCTTTCGATGAAACCCACTGATTTACCCTTTTACGCCTAAATTCCGATTCAGGGGTCCTCAAAACAGCAGATTCAAAGTCTGACCGAGCGCAGATGTCATCAAAACCAGGATTTGACAGTTGCCAAGTCGCTGGGTCGTCATAAGGCATGTCTTGAGGTGCTTCCCACCAAGCCATAAAGAAAGTTGGGTCATTTATTTCGCCTCTTGCAACTTTCTGGCCATACTGATACATCGCATAAGCGATTGAGTCCCCGCCTGTGCTGTCCGATTTCACACCAGCAGTTGTAATGGCAATCATTGTGGCAAGGTTGCCTCGCGCACCCTGAGCAAGTTGCATAACATCCCAGAGTTCACGATTGGGCTGTGCGTGAGCCTCATCAAAGATAGTCATAGTTGGTGATAGACCTTCTTTGGAAAAAGCTTCGGCTGACAGAACTCGGTAAACTGAACCTGTGCTTGGAACTTCAATCGCATCTCTGTAAAGTTTGCAGATTTCTGATAATTCGCTTGCTTCTATCAATTTCTTCGTGTCACCGAATACTAGGCGAGCTTGGTCCTTGTCAGCAGCACAAGAATAGACTTCTGCACCTCTAATTCCTGAGCCAACAAGTCCATAAGCGGCAACAACCGACATAAGTGAGCTTTTTCCGTTTTTTCGAGGCACACCGACATAACTGACCCTGTTTTTGAGTCCTTTGTCATCGTGAGCGAATAAATGGCGTAAAAGCTCTGCTTGCCAGGGTCTAAGCTCCATAGGCGTACCTGCTTTGCCTGCAACCGAATCTTTTGTGATAATTCCGAAAGCTTCAGCAAAATCAATAACATCTTCGCCCTCGCCGTTCTCTAATTCGGCTTCGCTAATCGGTGTTAGCCAAAGAGGTGGCCAGTTACTGACGCTTTTCAAGCTCACGCTTTGTCCTTCTGGCGAATAGTTCTTCTAGCTTTGACTCTCGCTTGACTTCTGCCAAACCGAGTCTTGACCGAGCCTCTGGCGAGAAGCCGAGTTTATTGATGTTCCCCGAG